CTCTTCTTTGATGATGGTTTCCACCATGTTGCCCATAGGATCACGGACGGTAACGTAGCGGTCCAGAGGGAACACTCGAGTACCTTTGTCCTTCGGGAGGTACAACAGGACGTTGCCACCGACGATCAGGTGTTTCAGGGCCTCGAAGTGAGCCGACCGATCACCGCTATTCTCGATAGCTTGCATGACAGACCGCTCGTATTTCCCGAGGGCTTCATCAACCTTCGCACGTGCTCCTTCTTCTTGTGCCAACTCCTGTGCAGCGAAGTCGTCAACGCGCATGGCGAAGAACGGGGAGTTCGGCGGGAAGAGGGATAGGAGGAGCTTCGAGGCGAGGTTGTTTACCCCCCGAGCACCCACACCTTGGTATGGGGTCGGGAAGTTGGAATGCTTGCCAGAACCATCAGGACGGATTAGCGTTGGGATGGTAACCTTGCTGCATTCCCTAGCCCGATGCAGGTAAACCTCACGTGTTTCGGTAAGGTGTTCATAGCGTGATTGTGCTGTTCCTGCGGTCATATCAGGCTCCTTTTGTTATCAGGCTGCGCCCGATTTCTTGGGGATACCGCCGAGTTTGTTGGTTGACGCAGCTACCGTGGTGTCACCTGCTGTTGGTACCTTGTAGGCGCTCAGACCCTTACGTTTACGAAGCGTTGCACCGTCTGTGTCACTCTTCGATTTAGGAGCGAGTTGCTCGAGCATCGGGGGTGGAGCAGGGGGTGGTGGTGGTGGAGTGTAGTCTGGGCCGCTGCACATATTTCAGTTTCCTTTTAGAACGGTTTCGTTTTGCTGTTCGTAGACAGAGCGGAGGTGTCGAATTAGGTCCACCTTCCCTGCGGCAAACCAAATACGTCGATCCTCGGTGGTAATGTTAGGAGCACGATCTGGGCAAATCTTCTCGAGATATGCGATCAGTTCCTTCGAGATATTAGGGATTGAATCCATCTTAATGTTCTCTCATAGTGTCTCATAGGGGAGGGGTAATTAGGTTAAAAGGAGAACCCGAAGGTTCCCCTATAGTATTCAATTAGTTAATGCTTTCCACGATATTGGAAAAAGGCCCAACATTATACCGCTAAGCTCCTCAGCGATAACCCGAGTTTCATATTGGGTATCCTCCTTACACCTCAACCGGCACATCTCAGCAAACGCATCTAATGAACCGGACCAATACCATTCGGTCATCGTTGATTGCGGTAAAAGCATACGGGCTTGTTCAGGGGCAATACCTGCCTCTAATGCTAATTGGTAAGCGTGTTTAATCTTGGGGTCTAGATACTGAGGGTTATACTCTGGGTTGACTTCACCCTCACTACCTTGCTTCTTATCAGCACTCTTTCCACGCCATATAGGTGGGTTATAGAACTCTGGTTCATCACTCACATATCGACGACTGATCTCATTCCATCGCAGGAACTTATGTTTGACCAGTTGTCTTGCTACGAAGATTGGTGCTTTAATATGGAAGCTGGCAAAGCAATGCCCAAAGGGGCTGATGTGTTTATGCTTTGCCAGATAGTTAATTAAACGCTCATCACCATCTGCAAGTCTGTAGCTCTTTTTACCGAAACTAACCCGCGCTGCATTCACAACGCTAAGGTCTTTCCCCATGTGATCGAGGTACGTTACTTTCATTTGGTGATCCTTAGTTTAAGAGTTATTCACAGGAACGCATTAGTTGCCCCGTGGTTTCATCGATTTTGAGTTCACATGCCCCGCCTTCCTCGACTTGCCCTTCTTCGGTAGCGGTCAATACGGACCCAGTTACATCGTTAGGGCGATAAGTTGTGCAGCCTTTGCATCCCATATCGTAAGCATCCATGTACACTTGTTTGAAGTCATCAAAGTTGATGTCCTCAGGTACGTTGATGGTCTTGGAGATGCTGCTATCGATCCAGCGCTGGGCTGCTGCTTGCATCTTAACGTGTGCCATAGGTTCCAATGTCTGGGCGGTGACGAAGCTCTTCGGAAGGGCCTTGCCGGGATTGTCCCGCTTGAACTTGGTGACACCATAATCCTCAACCACTTCCGTGATCTTGGAGCCATCTTTCTGCATCACCTTACGCTCGTAGCTGAGGGCGAAGATAGGTTCGATACCGGAACTTACGTTACCCGCATAGAGGCTGATAGTTCCTGTAGGTGCAATGGAGGTGAGAAGGGCGTTACGAATACCGTGAACCCTGATTTGGTCACGGATAGAAGAAGGCATCCCTTTCATGTTGTCTGTTGCTAGGTACTTATCAGCGTCGAACAATGGGAATGCACCCTTCTCCTTGGCCAGATTGATCGAAGCTTGGTAAGCTGTAACAGCGATCAACTTCATGATACGCTCAGTCCACTCTACAGCCTCACTCTCGCCATAGACCATGCCCCCCAAGGCTAGTGCATCGGCAAGACCTGTCACACCAAGACCAATGCGGCGCTTGTTAAGGGCCTCTTGCTCTTGCTCTGGTAGAGGAAACTTAGAGACATCCACCACGTTGTCCATCATGCGGACTGCGGTTGCGACTGTACGTACTAGAGCATCCTCATCGATATTGTAGAGTGGATCGAGGAGTGCCACTAGGTTGATGGACCCAAGTAGGCAAGCGCCGTAAGGGGGAAGAGGTTGCTCACCACACGGGTTGGTACATGCGATGGTCTCAATGTAGTTCAGGTTGTTGAGAGCGTTGATACGGTCAATGAAGATAACGCCGGGTTCTGCATAGTGGTACGTAGAGGACATGATGCGGTCCCAGAGTGACTTAGCGTTCACCGTCTTGTAGACCTTACCGTCAAACTTGAGGTCAAACTTGAGGTTGTTCTTCACGGCATCCATGAACTCGTCTGTCACCAGTACCGACATATTGAACATACGGAGGCGTAGTGGATCACGCTTTGCTTCGATGAACTTCTCAACGTCAGGATGATCGCAACGCATGGTGGCCATCATAGCCCCACGGCGTGTACCTGCAGACATGATGGTTTTGCAGCTTGCATCCCACACGTCCATAAAGGACAACGGCCCTGAACTATCAGCGGCAACACCCTTAACCTCAGCACCTTGAGGGCGTAGGGTGGAGAAGTCATAACCGATACCCCCGCCTTGCTGCATGGTCAGCACAGCTTCCTTGAGGCCATCGAAGATACCCGCTAGGCTGTCATCGAGTGTACCCATAACGAAGCAGTTGAAGAGGGTAACATTTCGATCCCCTGTGCCTGCGCCAGCGTTGATGCGACCGGCAGGTAGAAACTTGAAGCTCTCCAAGGCCTCATAGAACTCCTTGGCAAAGTAATCACGCTGCGAGGGGTGTTCTGCAGTGGCGAGGTGATTAGCGATACGCTCCCATGTATCATGGATGGTTAGATCAATCGGTGTTCCATCGTATTCTTTTAGTCTGTACTTCATGTCCCACATTTGTTCTGCGATGGGTGTCCGAAAGATATTGCTCATCAGTTTTCCTTTATTGAGTCTATTGTTTAGCGATTGTCGCCGGAACCTTGGATCACACCTCGTTCTGCGCGATCCCTTAGTTTCTCTAGGTTCATCCTAGCGATTGTCTCCATGTCGATCCCGAGGTCTCGAGCTAACGCAGCGATGTACCAGAGGACGTCACCGACTTCCTTGGCGATCTCGAGACGTTCTTTGGTATCCAGAGGTCGGTTGTCACGGATCAACTTCTTGACCTTATCAGCGACCTCACCAGCCTCACCTGTCAGACCTAGTGCGGGGTAGGTCATACGGGCGCTGTTGGGATAGATCGCTGTTTCGTTGGCTTGGTATTGGTAATCATTTAGGTCCATTGTATCCTCCTTTTACTTCTGCCAACGCCTTCATACGTTCAGCGAAGAAGATGATCTTGTTGAGTTCATAGAGGGTGTCGTTGCCCTCCTTCTCACCGAGCCTATAGATGGCCTTGAAGATGTTACCGCTGGAGAAGCACATACGTTTATGCTCGATAAGATCTTGAAGGTCTTTGGCACCATCTGGGATACCGTAGTAGGACGTAGAGCCACCATCCGAGCGGACACGGGGTTTGATGTCGAAATCTAACTCGGGGAATAGTTTCAGTTGGGTGTCCATAAGATCACTTTCTTTGCTTCGAAGTCATACTCGCCGTGTCTCAGGATACGGGCGCAGCGGGCCTGCTGGAGGGCATCCTTCTCGGTAAGTCCTGCCTTTGCGTAAGCGTTGATGACAGTTTCCCAGCGTTCCTTGTTATCAACACGGCCCTCGAGAAGCTTGGCGGCTTTAACAGGGCCACAACCTTGACAGCCCTTGTAGTTGTCCGTGGGGTCACCTGTCAGTACCTGCGAGAAGAACAACCGATCGGCATCGCTCTCGATGATCTCGTAGACCTCTCCGTCCTCGGTGTCCCAATGCAAACCGGGTACTGTCTTGAGGTCTTTGTCGGCGCTGTAGACCACACGTTCACCCTTGTGGGGCATCGTGGCGTGGATACCGATCAGGTCATCACCTTCTAGGGTGTCTTCAAGGAAACACCGAGTGTTCTCGAGCATCCAGTTACGGAGGCCGCTGAGGATCATAGGCTTGCGGGTATTTGTACGGTTGCCCTTGTAAGTGTGCAGGACGTTCTTTCGGAAGTTGTTGGAGCCTGTCAGAAATAAGGATAGCTCATCACTGTCCGTGTTCTCTTTGATATGGTCGAGAGTTTCTTTTACCGCCTTTATGCCATCGTCTAAGTTGGCGTGAAGCACGTGTTCTCCGCAGAACTCAAAGATGCTCTCTTGGGAGGAGGCTACTTGGAACGCCAAGATATCGGCGTCGATCAGGAGTGTTCTAGCCATGATGGCGTTCCTTTCGGTTTATGTGATGCAGTCCCAGAAGTCGTCTGCTGCAGCCGTCCCCCAACCCAGAAGGATCAAGAAGGTGCAGACGTAGAGGAGTGGCCACAGGATGATCGCGAACGGGAGGCGACGGGCGAAGGTTAGTGCTGGAATACGTTTCATGCTGAGAACTCCCCACACCACTCATGGATGTGCTTGGTGACCATTACAGGATAGCGTTGGCATCCACCGACATCTGGTTGGAACTTCGCAGGTTTGAAGAACTTACAGCCTTCGCAGGTGTCAGCCGAACTCGGTGTCGAACTCTTCCCAGACGTCTGGTTCGATGTCGAAGTCTTGGCCCCAGAGGAACTGTGTGGTGTCTTGTGGGGCTTTGGTTGTTTTGCGTTCATAACGTAGTTCCTCACTAATAATGAATTGGATGGCGTTGAGTTGTAGTTGGGCAAGAGAGGCCGCTACGAACTCCTCGAGGGTCTCGGGGTTGACCATCAGGTTGTGTTTGAGGGGGATCATCATCATCCTCCTAGATACTGTGCGAGTAATTCATCGCCCTTCCACGACGCGCGAAACCTTCTCCACTTATCCTTACCGGTATAAATTATTTGGAGGCACAGGCGTCGAACTTGGCGCTCCGTGGAACGCTCGAGGATGGTCTTAACGCGGTCGTATTGTGCTGGTTGTTGAGCAGCGAACTTGACGTAATCAGGAGAGATAACGCCGCGCTGTTTACGCTTGGCTCTAATCTGACGTTGTTCCGCTGCTATCTTCGCTCGGTTGGTCTCGAGGTCTGCGTGGTACTCTTCACGCCGCGCTGAGTTGACACAGGGGCGACATATTGAGTACCGCCCGAGTTTTCCTAGTTTGTTTTTGAAGAAGTCTTCGAGGGGTTTATTTTCCTCACACTTACTACATAACTTCATCAATGGGTCATCCTCCAATTATCTCCCACATTAGCTTCGCCATCGAGAGGCATACGAATTGCGAAGTAGTCACCCGCACGTTTGATACACTCGATGGACAACTCGCCGACTTCCTCAGCGATCTCTTCGTCCACTTCGTATTGACACTCGTCA